CCAGCGACCGCTTAATGTATGATGGGAAAGCTCCACAACTTTCTGAGACACAGGCGGCAAGGATGCCAGCATTCTTTGAACATTCAAATGTCAATCTCCCTCAATACTCTTAAGTTACACAACGAGCGAGTGGAGGAGTTGCTAAAAAAAGTTGAAGACAATTTTAAATGGCAACCCGTTCACCCAAACGATTCAATAGAATCAATTATGTACCGTGCTGGCCAAGCTAGTGTGGTAGAATATATTAAACAATTAATTACGGAAGAAGAATAATGTGCGTAGGACCATTTGCACCTAAGATGCCACAGATGCCAGCTCCACAGAGACAGCAACCTGCTCCAACACAGAAAGCAGCGGCACCACCACCAGAATATGTACCACCTGAAGATATTAAAGATAAGGAAGGTGAAGAAAAAGTTTCAACTAAAAGAAAGAAAGAATTAGAAATCGAAAAACAAAAGAAAGGCGTTAAAGAATTTGGTTCTGTTGATCCTGAAAATTTACCTAACTCACCTGACCAAGGTGTAAACATACCAAAATAGAAGGTGAATTATGTGTGTAGGATATGGTACGATTGCATCTACTAACCCCAGCGGTAGACCAATAGAAGAAGGTAAAAAAGCTGGAGCACCCCCACCACCAGACAGGGTAAACAATCAAGAAGTAAAACCACAACAAAATCGACAAGAACTAAAAGATCAGGCACAATCTGATTTTGATTCACAAAAAAAAGAAATAAATTGGAGAACTCGTCGGCCATCAAAAGATGATCCATTTGAAATCAGGTATGCTCGTTTACAAAGTGGCGGACCTAAGAAAGGTAAACCCGGTAACTGGGAATACATTGATCCTGAGAGACATTCATTAAAATTAAATCCAGATGGAACAGCTGCACTTGGTCATGGTAGAGACTATTATGAAAACCTTGACAACTGGTACAGTAAAGCTGAATGGGATTCATTTTATGGAGATGATTCAACTGCCAATAATTCAGGTAATGATGATGGAGTTAACTTATAAAATAGGAGAAAAAAATTATGTGTTTAGGAGGAGGTGGGATGATGCAACCACTACCAAAACCTGCACCACCACCAAAACAACCCGGCCAGCCATCACCAGATGACTCGGTCAACAATCAACCGGTTCCGAATGCAAAGGACAGAGCTAATCAAGAAGCTAACCGGAACAAATACGATCCTGATATACGATGAAAGCACGTGATAGATACAATCAACTAACCGTAGGTAGAAGACAGTTCCTTGATACCGCAGTTGAATGTTCAAGATTAACGTTGCCGTATTTAATTCAAGATGATTTAACTTCACGACCAACTCATCAGAAGTTATTTACACCGTGGCAATCAGTAGGTAGTAAGTCAGTTGTCAACTTGGCAGCAAAACTTATGCTTGCATTAATACCACCACAAACAAGTTTCTTTAAGCTACAAGTTAGAGATGATAAACTTGGTGAAGAATTTCCACGTGAAGTAAAAAGTGAATTAGATCTATCCTTTGCCAAAATGGAAAGGATGGTCATGGATTATGTTAATGCCTCTAGTGATAGAGTTGTAGTCCACCAAGCTTTGAAACATCTTATTGTTTCAGGTAATGCATTAATATTTATGGGCAAGGATGGTCTCAAAAACTTTCCTCTTAACCGTTTCGTAGTTAATCGAGATGGAAACGGGAACGTATGTGAGATTGTCACAAAGGAACTAATAAGTCGTAAGATTCTAGGCATGGATCTACCAGAATCAGTACCAAACTCTCCCGGAGACGATGGTTATAAGACAGGATCCGATGATCAAGACGTAGAAGTGTACACTTACGTCCGACTCGACGATAACGGTCGATGGGTATGGCATCAAGAAGCATTCGATAAGATACTACCAAACAGTCGCAGTACTGCTCCAAAGAATACAAGTCCTTGGCTTGTGCTCAGGTTCAATACTGTAGACGGAGAAGACTACGGTCGTGGTAGAGTAGAGGAGTTCCTCGGTGATATTAGATCACTCGAAGGATTGTCTCAGGCTATCGTAGAAGGGTCTGCAGCAGCAGCTAAAGTCGTCTTCCTTGTATCACCATCCTCGACTACAAAACCAAAGACTATAGCCGATGCTGGTAACGGAGCAATCGTTCAGGGTAGACCTGATGATGTTGGCGTTATACAGGTAGGCAAAACAGCTGACTTCAGAACAGCAGCAGAACAAATGCAAACCTTAGAGCGTAGGATAAGCGAAGCTTTCCTTGTACTACAGGTTAGACAAAGCGAACGAACAACTGCGGAAGAGGTACGCCTCACGCAAATGGAATTAGAACAACAACTAGGTGGACTATTTAGTTTACTTACAGTTGAGTTTCTAATACCATACCTCAATAGAACCTTACATATACTACAGCGTACTAACCAGATACCTAAACTTCCAAAAGATATAGTACGTCCACAGATAGTAGCTGGTGTAAATGCAATAGGTAGAGGACAAGACCAACAGTCTCTTGTTCAGTTTGCACAAACTCTTGCTCAAACTATGGGACCAGAGATCATGGCTAAGTATCTTGACCCCGGTGAGTATGTTAAACGACTCGCAGCAGCTCAAGGTATAGATGTACTTAACCTAGTTAAGACACCTGAGACTATGGCTAATGAGGCACAACAGCAACAACAACAGATGCAACAGATGGAAATGCTGAAGCAAGCTGGTCAGTTAGCTGGTACTCCTATGATGGACCCAAGTAAGAATGAAGGCATGGCTAACATGATAAAAGACGGATACGATCAATTACAAAATGGCAACACAGAAGGCGAGCCGCCCACAGAAGGTGGCCAAGAAACCCCTCCCGAAGGTTAGCAAACCGGAACCATTAGTTCCACAAAATGAAAGAGCTACACCAACTAAGTTTACAGCTAGAGCAAACATAGGACCAGATCCTGAGCTAGTTACAACAGTTGGTTTAGGAAACCTAAAAGTAACCACCGCTAAAGGATTAAAAGATGACGGAAAAACTAACGTATGACCCAACTCCAGCAGACGCTCCTGAGTTTACAGAAGAAGAACAGGATTCACTTCGTGTAGCTGATGAGTTAGGTGAAAAAGAAAATGAATTATTAGCTGGTAAATATCAGAATGCAGAGGAATTAGAAGAAGCATACCTCAACCTACAAAAGAAGTTAGGATCTCAAGATGAAAATGATGATGAAGTAGAAGATACTACATTAGATGAAGATGAGTATCCTGAAGAAGTAGCTGAGGGTGTGAATTTAATTGCTCAAGCTTCAGAAGAATACTGGGAAAATGAAGGACAGATATCTGAAGAAACGATGGAACGTTTTACAGAAATGTCTAGCTCAGAATTAGTAGAAGCTTACATGGCAATCAGAGATCGCAATCCTGATATAGAAGGTGGCGGTGAATCTCCAGATTTAACTGATGCTGAAATGAACCAAGTATATAATTCAGCAGGAGGAGAAGCAGAATATAAAAACTTAACAAGTTGGGCAGCTGAAAATTTAGATGAATCTAAGATGGACGCATTTAATGACATCATTGATAGAGGTAATGCTACTTCTATACAGATAGCAGTTGCTGGACTACGAGCTGAGTATGAAGCTCAAGAAGGTTACGAAGGAAGGATGCTTACAGGTAAAGCTGCAAGAACTCAGGATGGATTCCGAAGTCAAGCTGAAGTTGTACAAGCTATGTCTGACCCTCGTTACGAAAGAGATGAAGCATATCGTCAAGATGTGTATAACAAACTCGAACGTTCTAATGTACAATTTTAATTATGTCTAAAGCATATGATCCATCTGCACGTATTGATACGATGCAGGTAAAGTATAAAGTAAATACTACAGGTGATCGTTGGTTCATTCCTTACAATGACAACGGTACAACAGCAGCACAATTAGCTCAATGTAAAAAGCAAGTTGGCAGTACAGCTGACGGCACGGATGCAGGAGCTGAGCAGTAATGCCTTCGCACTACACTCACGGTCCTGACTATCTAGACAAGGATAGCAAGAAAAAGAAATCAAAGAAAAGTAAAGAGCAACGTCATTATGAAGCTCAAAAAGCATTTAAAGATAAATTCAAAAATGCTTTGAAAAAGTAATCATAGCGGCGACCCGAATCATATCGTAACTCGCCACATGATTTACTCTTTATTTCTATGACAGTAACAACTGAATATGGGAAACAAAATATTTTCCCAAACGAAATACCAGCGAGAGTTATCGCTGACTACCCTAAAAATAACAACCCTATTATGACAAACGAAGCAGAAAGATTTAACGGTTGGGCAGCTATGATTGGATTCGTAGCAGCTATCGGAGCTTATGTCACAACTGGTCAAA